TAAAGTAATGAGTGATAAACAAGCCGAAAAGACAAATGATGTAGAAATTACCACGAAAATATACCCAACCGCATATAAAAATCGTAAGGGGTTTCGTGTAGGTAATATGAAAGTAAATTTTGATACGAAAAATGCTCCATTTACAAGTGAAGATCAAGTGGACCATTATTTAAGTGAATTGTTCTCGTATATTAAATGGGCTAGTGTAAAGAAACATCCAGATGATGAAACGTTATCAGACAAAAATAAAAATATTCATGATTTTCTGAAAGCAAAGAAAATAAGTCATCTATTTTCGCCAAAATTAGTTGCCGAAGGAGGCAGAGGTAAGAAACAAACAAAAAAGGGAAAAATGAAAGGAGGACGACGCAAAACAACTAAAAGAAAACCATATATTCGTAAAGGAGGAAACATTGAAGATGGGTCGAAATAAGTTATTTGACTCAAAATAGGAATAAAGACAACACTTCTTAGATAATATTATCAAAAATATTATTTAATGTCGCTTTTCGTTCATCCAGAAAATCAAAAAATTATATGGAATATAATAAACGGAAATCCATATATTATTCGGTATTTTGAATCGAAACCGCACCAAGCCAAAGAAACGTGGTTCCGGAAATCAATTGAAGATTTCTACACGCGAATACAAGGTAAAGAAATAGATCCAAACGATCTAAACAATTTGAATAAGGAAGTTCTCACCAGTATGATACAAAGCGTTCATTTGCAAAACCCTCAATATACAGCCCATGATTCCAGTCAATATACACCACAAAATGGAAATATGGAACATCCACAATATATACCACAAAATAGTAGCCAGAATCCTTCTCAGCAACCTCAATACGCACCGCAAACTAGTAGCCATAATCCTTATCAACAACCTCAACAAGAACCAACTAATACGATGACTCACAGTAATGCAATTAATACTCCTGCAATAGTAAATGATAGTAAAGAAGAAGTATTTAATAAACAGTTTCAGATGCGCCAACAAGAATATGATACTATGTTACAGCGTAAAACTCCTCAAGATATTGATTTCCGTGAAACATCTAACGACGAAAACAAGGACATTAATCAATTATTAGAACGAGAAAGGAAAGATCGCGAAGAATTGATGAAACCTATCCAACAAACGAATAAACTAAACATAGATTCTGTGAATAGTAATAATATTAAACTAGAAGCAGTAGAATTACATGAGCCTAAAGAAAAGAAATCTGTATCATGGAACACGGAATCACAGAAAGGTAACTTAGCTGAGTTAGTTGAAGTTCAAAAATCCGAAATGTATTCAATGCGTTTACATATTATTGAACTGACAACCCAATTGGAAGAAATGAATAAACGCATATTGCGGGTAGAAACCATTTTACCAAAAAATGAAATTGGTAATACTTCTGAAAAAAAACAAGAAAAGGCGCAACATCATGTTTCCAAGTATGCTAATTTAGAAGAAAATCAGACAGATACGTCATTCGTAAAAGATGGACCCGTATTATTAGAAGATGTAAATAGTGATAGTGATTCGTAGAATAATAATATCCGGGAAGTATATATAATGACTGTTGGTTCAAGAGCTCAAGTATTCCACGGAACTGTCAATAAGACTACCGGTGGGTTAGAAAAGAAGGATTTAATGAAGAATAAGCACGGACGTATTGTGTCTGTTCGCAAGCACAAGACCGCCAAGAAAGAGAACCGTCTTAAGAAGGCAGGTTACTTCACCAAGAAGGGTGAATTTGGTTCGTTTGTGAAGCCCAAGACTAAGAAAAACAAGACTATGAAGAAGATGAAGATGAAGAAGCAATAATTAGTTCAGGTATATGACATATGATATTTAGATATCATATGAAATAGTATAAAGTGAATATGATAGTATTGAAAATAGAATGGAATTATTTACAAATACTCTTTTTATTAATTTAGAACATCGTAAAGACCGATTAGACCATGCGACGAAAGAATTTAAAAAAATGAGTATAGATGCTGAACGTGTAGATGCTGTTAAAAAAGAGATAGGCGCGATTGGATGCACGATGAGTCATATTAAATGTCTAGAATTAGCAAAGAAAAGGGATTATGATTATGTTTTCATTTGCGAAGACGATATTCAATTTAAAGACCCTGATTTGTTAAAGCAAAATTTGGAAAAGTTCAATCAAAACACGAAATTAAACTGGGATGTATTAATTATAGGAGGAAATAACGCACGTCCATATCAAATTGTAGAGGAGTATTGCTCTCGTGTATTTTATTGTCGCACTACAACTGGATATATAGTAAAGAAACATATGTACGACATCTTGCTTGATAATTTCAACGAAAGTGTATCTAAATTAACTCAAGATTCCTCAAAAGAATCTGTTAAGAAAAATGCCATAGATATGTACTGGCAGCGATTACAATATCAGCATTTTTGGTATATGATTACACCTCCAACCGTGACTCAATATACCAGTTATAGTGATATTGAAAATACTACTCGTGATACTGAAAACCTATTATTAGATATGAAAAAGGAATGGTGTATGCCGCAACATCTAATTCCGACTAATAAGTAAGGCGTAAAAAGTTAGATAATACCGATTTGTTTTTTTCTTCATATTCCATATTTTTTAAATTAGATGAATACTCCTTCTTCATCATTTTTTCTCGGTACAATTGGTCTTGTTGGGCTAACATACGTTCAGCTTCGGGTTTAGATAATGGGGCGGTAGATTGTTGTCCTCGTTCTCGCACAAAATGATCTACTGACGAATATTTTGTGACATTTTGATAATCACGTTCGCTTACTGAGAATACAGTTTCATCCTTATGGACTTTTCGTAAATCATCAAATTTTAATTTACTAAATGGGTCACTTGTAACATAAGTATCATCTTCATCATTATCTTCATAAAAATTCGAGGTTGATGCCCGGTTAGATATAATGTTTTCAACCCCACGATATTTTACTAAACCCGTTTGTTGGTCTTTAATTGAGTTGAATATTTTTCCCATATTGCTTGAATTGACGGTTTCATTAGTCGTATATGCCGGGTCGTCGTTTTTAAACCATTCGTTTTTACTTTCGTCAACTTTGGTAGCCATATTTTTTTCGAACAAGTCATTGAATTTGTCTTGAAATTCGGTTTTTGACATATCATTGATAACAGAAGAAACCTTTTTGACAGTTCTATTATCATCTTCATTATTTGTATGCGGGGTGTATGCGGTATTATTTGGAGTCATTTTTTGATTTTGTTTATTTTGATTATCATAAAAGCGAACTACAACATCAAATGCCTTTTTATAAAATAGAAAATATTTTGAATCTAATTTTGATTTGTCCGGATGTGTCCTCAATACCACTTTCTTTGCGCGTTTAAGATCTTCTTGGGAAATATTATACGTTAAATCAAATAACCCAAGAAGGTCTTCTAATGAATACATATGAATATTTAGATTATGTTCGTTTAATGACATCGAATTACTATACTATACCCACTAATATTCTTTCAATATTTTTTACGAAATACATATAGAAATAATGTGGTTAGTATTCATATAATATGACACTTCCGCTTATTACTGAAATTAAGTCTCGTAATGATTATATGGAACTGATTCAAAACAATCCTGGGTTATTTATTGTTAAATTTGGGGCTGAATGGTGTGCCCCATGTAAAAAGATAGAAAGTGATGTAATGGATAAATTTAATAAGATGCCAGATAACGTCCAATGTGCGGTTGTTGATATTGACAATGACTTCGATGTGTTTGCTTTCTTGAAAACAAAAAAGATGTTCGCGGGAATTCCTGCTATTTTATGTTATCACAAAGATAATGACAGTTACATTCCAGATGAGATTCATAATAATTCAAATAAAGATGAATTGGCTGAATTTTTTATACGGTGCGAGGAACTACTTTGATTTTCCCATCTTCTAAAAATGATTCATATATTGATGTTAGCTTATATTTGGGATGTGTAAAATCATATACGTAATTCCAGAAATTTAAAACTTGCGGATTTGAAAGAGTAAGTTGATAATTTTTATTAGTACCCATTGTTTTCATTGTGTCGGATAAGAGATTTAACGAGCTATATGCACCCCGATATATTTTGAAATATTTATATTTATATATGAAATTATATAAATTTGCGTTGTAACCAAACCATTCATAAAAACTTTCAATATAATCTTTATACAAAGGATTTATTAATATGGCATATATATTATTTGGTATCTCATCTAGACATTGTTGTTCCGCCGGGGTTACTTGATATTTGAATTTTACAAAATTACAAATTACCATATTTGATGGTGCACAATTTATTTGCCTTGCTATATTTATAATATATGGAATAAATTTACGAATAAAACTACCGTTACAATATTGGTTACATAAAATGATGTGTGTATCAGTTGTGCGGTGTGACTTAATACGGTCACAACAACGTTCAAAATCTGCTTGAGAAAACACATCAAATACTATAACTAATTGTGAACCATTATTTAATCTAAAATACGATGGTATAATTTGGAAAATACCATTATTATTATGATTGGTAAAATTATCATCCTCATTTATTTTCCCTCCGATTGATATGTATATGTCCTGTATATCATACATATCAATTATATTCTTTATTAGTTGCCTACATTCGTGTGGTTCTGATAAATGTACTTGATTATGTATAGACATGTAAACTGCCTATATATAATTATTTGCGACCGCGGGTCTTGTTTACTTTCTTATTTTTGTTATTCGTTTTTGTTTTCTTTTTCTTCAATTTTCCGCCAGAAGAACCAGATTGCGGTTGTTGTGCTTGTTCTACTTCAATGGGTTCAGCTTCAATGGGTTCAGCTTCAATGGGTTCGGCTTCAATGGGTTCAGCTTCAATGAGTTCGGCTTCAATGGGTTCAGCTTCAATGAGTTCGGCTTCAATCGGTTCGGCTTCAATCGGTTCATTAAATGTAGTATCTATACTTGGAAGCATATTTATTGCTGAATCGTCTTCTTTACTTGAAGAATCCATAACTGTTACATATGCTAATACTGATGCGGTAATAGTAACGTATATGTAATGGGTCCATGATATACTAGTTTTGTTCATTTTTTGGTTTATAGTTATATAATTGCGACATTTTTATATGCCTAAATACATTTTCTCTATTCGAACCCCAATCTTGCTCGCGCCAATACAAATCTATCAGTCCATGCCTTTTTTTCCTTAACAGAGACAGTTGATTTCATGTGTCTCTCATATTGTTCGGGGCTGTCATAGTATAGGCAAAATGAACCATTGCCTACGTAACCACTTGTGTCTTTAACCTTAAAGAAAAGTTCTTCGTCGAGTGAACCGACAAAATAGTTGGAATATTTATTTCCAGTAATTGCATCGCGAATCATAGTTCCGGGGATAAATGAAGTAGAGTATACCTCGGTCTTAGTTTTAATACCATCGTGAGCTCTTACAATACGGTGGTATCCAGGGTCAAGCATTTTGACCTCATCATATTTCCATCCTTTACGAGTCATTCTTCCTACCTGTTTCTCAGGTACCTTTTCGGAAAGGTCATCCGTGACAACCGAACAGTTATCATTGTCAAGTTGACGCATGTAGGCGTTATCATCGTCGTGAAGTGAGCGGGTTGAGTTGTTGTCGTAATCGGACATTTAGAAAATAGTAGTGTCTATAGTAACGTGTGTTATAATGACTTTACTAACAATATCTTTATGTAGTTTTACAAGTTTATTTTCACAAGATAATATCAATTTATATTGTATACAATGATATCAATAAAACCAGAAATAGACAACATAATAAATGATAAATTCATGAAAAAAATACAAACAACGTCAACAATATACGATGTAACCCCACCATCTATATACAATAATGTAACTGAACGTAAACTATCCATAACTAGTCATGATATGGAGCCGGTTGGATATAAATATTTAAACGACGACCCATTAAATAAGATAATTGATATTGGACCGGATACTGAATTTCATTACATATTATATGATATTATAGATGATAGTGATAAACCATATGTTAAATTCTTAATGAATAATAATAATAATATAATAAACTTTCCAAATGAAAATGCGATGATAGAGAACAATGACAATGATAGTAGTAGTAGTTCGGATAGTGAAACTGATGATATAATACCATTTATAGAGGATGACGAAGAAGATGAAAATGATTTGTTTAATATATCATCAGATAACGATGAATATGACGAAGAAACCGTTCTTCCCGAACAATGTTCTCAATATCTAAAAAATAATTTTGGTATTACATATGATAATTCAATTGAATATTATAAAGGCTATGTGAATGAAGGAAGTAAAGTATATATATTCATAGATACGTCTGTTATTGATATTGAAATCTCTGAAAATAAAGAATATTCATGGGTAATTGTAGATGAAATCATAAACAAAAAATCGTCAAACAACATACCTATATGTAATATTGTTATTGATATATTCTCTAATAACCCAGACATTAAAAATATATATAACGAGAACAATGACATAATAGAATACCCAATATGTGTGTATATATGCGATAAATCAGACGATAACTATAATAATATCGAAACTACAGGAAGCTTACATACGTCATTAATATCTGATAAAATATCTCATCCTATATTTGGTAATATTACAATGTTCTCAACAAACCATATTTTAAATGATAATATATATGAGAGATATGGTTTATTTACTAGCGATGCTAATTATATACTGCATACAAATTTTACAAAATCTGAAGTAGAATATATTACTGACAAATCTTGTATTAGGTTCTCCTATAATAATATAGAATGTTGGTCGGTAAAGGACAATAATTTATTTTCACATATCTAATATATTTTATGTTAACTTATATTAGATATTACTTCATGTATCCAGCTAAGAATTTTTCCAGCACATTTTTATCAATATTATCCTTGAAATTATTCATAATGTCTTCTTCTAATGGTTTTCTTGCGTAAACTTCTTCGTATCCATTAATATATTGAATAATTGTTTCAACGTGTAAGTTATATTTATCTTCTTCTTCGCGTATTCTTCTTGCTGTTTCTTGTATTTCTAATAGTTTATTATTTTCTTGTTCCATTTTAATGTCTTCGTGTCGTATTAATTCATTCGTTCTTTCAGCTAACAAACGTTGTTGTTCCAAGATGAAATTGTCCCTTTCTCTAACCGCTTCAGTGGCTTCGTTATCAAACACAGAAGAATTGTTAATATCTTTGTACCATTGATTACGTGTTTCTTCAGCGCTAACAATCGTATCACATATATCTGGCTTCTTTACTTTATCAAATCCAGGCTTGTTTTTGAATTTATGTTTGAATTCGTTAACGACATGATTTTCAATAGACGGGCTGGTTTCCATCAATCTATCAAATTCAAGACGACACGCTTTTATAAAATGCCCCGCTTTGTCACGTTCTTCTGGTTTTTTTGCTAACTCAATACGAACGTTTCGTGCGAACTTATCCCACGCTATAGCTGACACGCGATGTGCTTCATTTTTTTCTGATACCTTTAAATATTGTTGAATTGTGGTTAAAATACCTACTAAAATATTGATACTACCAATTATTGCAGGTGCGTAATCTTTAATATTTGGTGGGAATGTTTCTTGTGCGAAAGAGGCGGTACCTGTAATTGTAGATAAAATGATAGCTGGGATAGTAAACCAAGCTTGTTGACTGGCGAGTTTAGTATGACTTCTAAAATTTAACCATTTATAACATTGTGCTATATCACACCATTCTACTAATATTGTCTCGTTATCTGGAGACCATACAATTTTATCATCCATAGGATTTCCCCTTCCACGTATACTTTGTTTTTCTTCATTCACATCTAAACTTTTATTTTCAATTGTTTTTTCACCAGTTGCGTCCATATCAAAAATGTGCTATACATTTACACAATATTCTATTTTGTAATTACAAAATTACGAGAACTATTCTACAATATATTTTGTCTCATCTGTATTCTCTGGAACTAATGTTATATTTACAGTATTATTTTCAGTAGCATCATTTTCAGTAGCATCATTTTCAGTAGCATCATTTTCAGTAGCATCATTTTCAGTAGCATCATTTTCAGTAGCATCATTTTCAGTAGCATCATTTTCAGTAGCATCATTTTCAGTAGCATCATTTTCAGTAGCATCATTTTCAGTTGTATTAAATTGTTGTATAGAAACAGAGGAGCTTTCGTCTACAGGTTCTATCATTGTGATAGTAGGAGGTTCATCGTATTCATTATAATCAAACTTACGAAGAGCATCTGCTTCTTCAACATCATCTACAGAATACGCATGATTTCCATTAACATTATCTTCTATTTCATTATTAAATTCTCTAAGACGAGTTAATAATGTCTTTAAATGTTTCGTCTGAGATATGTGAAAGAACGATAAATAATTAACGTATAACGATATTTGTTGCTTTAACACACAATTTTCGTGTTCTAATGTATTAAGTAAATTCGAAATAGAGAACCCAATGCGTGTTTTACTGTTATAATTTGTTATTTTTCCTTGATTTACTTCATAACATTCATATAAAAAATTTATATATTTCATAATGTCTTCGTGTATATGTTTAATGTCATCTAAATTATATTCTTGGAATGGGTCTAAATCCTTATATGGAGGGAATGTGTAAAACTCTATTTTGCCGGCACCCAAGTCATCACTATTATCCTTAATATAATTAACGATAAGTGTATATAATTTATAATAGTCACAATACATCCTATTATTTAATAATATGCGGAATCGGTCTATGTTTTCTAATTCAACTGAAAATAATTTATATTGGAAAAAAAAGGAGTCTAAACTGAAGAGTAAAGCCTTTTTAGTTGTGTTTTTAGAGAGTTCTCCGTAGATTGTTTTCAAATCCATTATTTTTGTACTTATTTGTGTTTTTATTTTAGTTACGTCATTGCGTAATAATAATATATTATGAAAAGTGGATTTTAACTTTTCAAGATTATGAGATAAATTATTTGCCATGGTATATACTTTCATGACATAAAAAGTTAATTATATTATGACGACGAATATGTGAATCCTCAAATATTCTAACATAAGAAATCAACAGCCCGTTCATTCAATAAGTCAAATGAAGTTTCCCACATATTATATGGTTTATATTTACTTTCAGAATACGGGTTGTTATTCTCTTTGTTGTCGTTCTTATCAGATAGCGTGATATATCTAAAGAATGGAACATTTTTGATGTCGGGTAAATTAACTCGTTTATTTCTATCTACATGATGCTTAACTTCCCAATATTGAGCTGCCTCTTCGTCATATAGTAGTCGTATCATTCCATATTCACGCACATTACTTTTAAATTTAGTAGCTTGTTGAGTAGCATATAATTTAATACTAATGAAAGCGTAATAGTATCTATTATTATTTTCATTTATTTTGTACTTCATATCTATGTCAGTTACATCCCCTATATCCATACGACGAAATACCGACAATATTTCTGATTTGGTAACCGAGCCAAGAATGCGAGGAATATAAATTTGGATAGTAGACATATTTGTTCTAATATTATTTTAACCATATTCCATAATTATTTAGTTTTTCAATTTTATGGTGAAAAATTGAAAGTATGAAAAATAAAAGAAAAGGTAATAATATAATATATACAAACATAAGTGATATGTCATCCAATACAAGCACACCTGATACTATAGATAAAAGCATTACTATTTCAAAACCAGAATTAGTAGAAACATATTCGTGTCCGGTTGAAATAACTTCATACACAAACACAACTAAAGACACTTGCATAAACTTAGCACATATTTCTCGTCCAGTTCTTCGTAGAAGCAACGAAAATACACACGTGCGTGGAAATCATACGGGGATTACAAAAAGTAAGGATTCAACAATAGATATATTGGAAGAATACTTTCTACGAGAACATAAATAATTTACACAAAAAGAAGTTAAACAGATTTTCCGCATATTATAAATATACATACGATACGATGGAATCCGTAGAAGTGCCTACAAATTTTGTTACAGTAATTAATGATTTTGCTAATGATTTATCAACAACGTTTCCGGAATACGCCAATAAATGGTCTAATTTAACCAATGATATAGAAGGTCACTCCAAAGATGAGTTATATAAGCACTGTATGGAAGTATATCCAGAACGTTTTTTTGATATCTTATACCAAAACGCAGATATTTTTTCAGATAAACAAGACACGAATGTAAATTTTTTACCAGATGTAGATTTTAAAATTCTTTATAATTCCGAGGGAGTTACTGAAAATATTCGTAAGACAATATGGAAATACTTACAATTGGTTTTATTTACAGTAGTAGGTAGCGTAAAGGATAAGAGTAAATTTGGCGATTCTATGAATATGTTTGAAGGGATAGATGAAAATGATTTACAGGCAAAACTAGGCGAGACTATGGAAGGCCTTACTGATTTTTTCAAAGATATGGGTAAAAATGAAAGTTCCGAAAGTTCCGATTCTACCGAACAAGAACAACCGTCACCGTTTAATATGAATGGTATGCCTAATATGGAAAACATGCAGGAGCATTTACATACACTATTTAATGGCAAGATAGGTTCACTTGCTAAAGAAATGGCAGAAGAAATTTCCGGAGACTTTACTGAGTTACTTGGAGATAATGCTGAAAATGCGAATCCTCAAGATATTATGAAGAAGCTTATGAAGAACCCTACTAAAATAATGGGGCTAATGAAGTCTGTAACCGGTAAGTTAGACGCAAAAATGAAAAATGGAGAAATTTCTCGTGAAGAACTGATGAAAGAGGCAGGTGATCTCCTTGGCAAAATGAAAGAATCCACTGGAGGGGCTGAAATGTCAGAGATGTTTGCTAAAATGGCAAAAAGTATGGGTGGTATGGGTAAAAATATGAAAATGGATACAAATGCTATTGACCGTATGGTAAAATCCACAAAACTAAAGGAAGACATGATGAATCGCCATTCGGTCAAGAAAGAACAAATGCTAGAAAAGGCAAGAGAAGAAGCTGCGTTGGTCCAACAACGAATAGACGCACAAGAAAAATTAATGGCAAAGTTCTCTTTAGAACAAAAAGATGGAAATAATATGGTATTCAAATTTGATGGAGGTTCTTCGCAAGGAAAGTCGTTTATTCATCCAGACTTATTGAAAGATATAGAAGCTGACGAATTGAAGAAAACAACAACTACTGACAAACCTAAGAAGAAGAAGAAGAAAGGCAAGAAGTAATTCGTAAATATTCTTATCTGTGTATAGTTTAATTAAATGGGACTTTTTAAGTACGTCAAATTAAACGTTTTTATAATTAGTTTAGCGTTCGGATTATTTGCGGTATATATCACTATGCCAGATACACGTAAAATTTATGTTTATCCTACCCCTGAAAACATAGATGTGCTGCAATATAAAGATAAAACTGATACGTGTTTCCAATTTAAACAAAATGAGGTAGATTGTCCCAAAAATGACAATGAAATAGCCAAGATACCCGTTCAAAGCTAATCATTTTATTTTACATAATTATGAATACGTATGTAAAATAGACCAAAAACACAGAAGATAACCAAGTATAAGATATTGAAGAATTATTTATATGAACGTAATGTATATTATGAATTTACAGCGTTTACTACACACTGAACTAGGGCAAACCTTTATCTCAATATTGCTTGGTTTGGGACTTGCTACTTTATTTAGAAAGGCGTGTACTGATAAAAATTGTCTAAAATTTAATGGACCAATTATTAGTGAAATTGAGGACAAAGTGTTTAAACACGATAATAAATGTTATAAATACACAACAACTTCTTCAAAATGTGATAAAACAAAACGCATTATTAACATTTCCGATAAACCACAAGTAACTGAATAATCAAATATATTTAGAATCATTCGTAAAACTATACAATCTTACTTATATCATATTGTATAGTAATGGAGAATACCACCACCCGAATTTCAGATTTGCCAGACCCTAATTCGCAACATATGCAACAACAACAACGCCCTATGAATCAACAACAATCAACAAAATCCTCGGAATTACCCAATAATTATACTCCTATTAACGTCCACCCAAACCCATATGGTGTATCCGACCAAAATCCTATAATGTCACCACCCGAGCAACCTATCAGTCCTCAACAAGAAAGTTTTTCTAACAATTCCGCTACTCAACAAGTTCCTCAATATTTAAGTGAAGAACAACGCGAAATGATAATGCCGTCACAACAACAGCGTCTACCATCTCGTCATATACAACACGATACTACACAATACGCCCAAGATGAACAAATCCAACCTAATTACATACCAAAAGAAAGAGTCAGTAATGATTATGTTAGAGAATATGAAGAATTTACTGATAAACATATTCAAAAACACGAAAGAGAAAATGACCGCAATCAACAAATAGATGATATTTTGAGTGATTTACAAGTCCCCATTTTCGTCAGTATATTATACTTTTTATTTCAACTTCCCATTATAAATGCATATATATTCAAACGGTTTTCGTTTTTATCCATTTATAATGATGATGGTAATTTTAATTTTTACGGATTAGTGTTTAAAAGTTGGATTTTTGGTAGCATATACTACACAATCACCAAATTTACTAACTTCCTAATTAGTCTATAATCCTAATATTTTCAATAATTTATTACTATTATCAGTTTTCGTTTTCTTTTTCACGGTTTTAGATGTTTGTTTTTGTGTTTTTTTCTTATCAACATCAGCTTTCACTTTCTTTTCGCAAGGAGTATATTTTAAAAACCACTCTTGGTACTCTGGTGATGTTTGTTTATTCTTCAACTCCTTAAATTTTTGGGTTTTTTCAGACCGAATATCTTCTATGGTTGTTTGTTTACCATAACATTGGTTCGTGAAACGCTTTAAAATGCCTCGTTGTTTTAATTTATTTTTTTCTTGAATACGAAACAAATATTTTGCCATACACAATAGTCTTACGTCGTGTAATTTTTTATCACCATAAATGAAGCTCAAATATAAACTCATTATTGTATCAATTGTAGCGATTTTTACAACTCTATCTTGAATGGTGAGTTCATTATAACTATGACAAGCAATAGGTTTGTGTATTATAGCTACAATATCGTGTTTTCCTACTGAAACTTCTATATTCTCAGGTATTACTTCACCAATCGCATCATTTCGTTTTATTTTAACATTTTTTACTCCATCGTCTTCTAATTGTTCTTTTAATATTAATGCGGTTTTCTCTATATCTTCAGCTAGAACATCGAAATCAGGTATTTTCTGTAATTCGTGTTTATCGCCATTCTTCATTTTTTTTGAATATAATCCACTCGCATATCCGCCGAAAAATACAACACCTTCATCTATAAAAACATCTCTAGTAGTTAAATATATTTGTTCTTGTTCTGACATATCCAGCTCCATTTTTCTTTGAAAATCTACGTCGTCACAATCAGATGCGGTTAATGGATAATATTTGTTTAATAAATTCAAACGTTTTAATACTTTTTCCCAGCGTGAAATATCTCCATCGG